GTAGGTTGCTGTCCGTCCATCTTCGGCCCCTTGTATCCAGCAAAGGCTTTCGCGCCCTGCGTCTCAAAAATATATTTACCAATGCGATCTTGCGTGGCTTTGTCAAACTTCTGGCTAGGATCAATGTCTAATGCCTTTACAGCATCGCGAAGCGTAGTCCCAACAACTTGATATGCACCCACAGGCGTAGCAACACCCATTTCTGGGTCTGGACGTGCGCTTTTAACATATTGCCCATACGCACCTCTTGGATTGGTAAAGTCCAAAATATCAGCGATAGACATTTCAGAAACCTGAACGCCCTCAAATCTTCCACCTGGCCTGTTTTGATAACCAAACAAAGCATTGTAATCACCGCCGCTTTCACCCGCGAAAATGCCTTGCTGTATTTCTTGCCATGTTGCCATTAGCCAAACCCTGGTATGGAACCAATCCCTGATAGAATATCAAACAAACCTGGCGTTCCTGGTGTTGTTATTGATGCACTAGGAAGTTGGCCTAGAATGCCTGTGCCTGTCTGTAGTGCCTGACCAGGATAACCAAGGTTAGCTAGTGTTTGCATACGAGCCGCATCTAACATTTGTTGCTGACGCTGTTGGGCTAACGCCGCCGCGCGTTGCTGTTGTTCTAGTCCGCGCATACCTTGACCAAACATTGTTTGCCCTAAGCCTGATAAACCCGATGCGCCACTTTGCTGATAACCCAGACCAGTAAATGCTGATTGCAGATTAGCCATACGCGCCGCTTGTTCCCGTGCAGCCGCTTGCTCTGCCGCCGAACGCTGTGCAGTTACATCATATTGCGCAGATTGCATTGCTTGGTTGAATGCTTGTTGACGCTGCTGTGCAGCCATATCTGCTGCCATACGTCCGTAGTCACCATATGTTTGACCTTCTGCTAGGCCAAAACGCGCACCACCAAATGCACCCGCGCGTGTTGCTTGCGCCCCCAATGCGTTCAAAGCCTGTTCGCGCTGCCTCGCGATGTCTGCTTCGCCACGCTGAATAACTTGCTCAGTATAAGGTGACATATATTGCGAAATGTCCGTTTGCGCTAATGTCGGTGCTTGCGTTTGACCAACAGCTTGAACCGTAGGTGCTTGGAAATCTGCCATTCTACGGTAAACGTCACCAGCTTCTGTTTGGTATTGTTGGGCTTGACCAAATACATTTGAACCAATCATAACTTAACCCCTTCCAAACATGCGATCTAAAGCGCGTGAAACAACTGTGCCTTCTGGATCATATGACGGATCAGACAGTGAGCGCGATAAATCTGCACCAAATGTTGTTTCCGTATCTGCCGCACTAGTTGGCCTTAATCTCGGTCTTATTGTTGGCGCACGACCTGTTGAACTGTATCTTGTAGCTGTGGGACTTGAACTCCAACTATCGTTGTCATCATTACCACCACCGCCGCCGCTAGTAGAAGCCACAGCTTGCGTAGCCATAGGATCATTATAGCCATATGAACGCTCACCAAACTCACCAGTGATTGGATCCATATAGAACGAACGCAGGTAATCGTATTGTCCAGGATAACGCTCTGCGTACGATGTTTCCATTTGCTCTTGGAAAGGTTGGCTTGTGTAAACTTCCATCCCGCCGACTGTAGTTGTGGGCATAGAAGGCGGTGCAACAGTTTCTAATCCCAAAGAACTGAGTAAAGCGTTTGTGCCGCTGTATTGCGCTTGTGGTGCAACCGCCATGTATTGCGGAACATTTACTGGCCCTGCTGAATATTGCATCAGCATTTGGTTAAGTAAAAAGTCCCTTGCTCGTTTTGTTTCTGGGTCAAGTTGCCCTTCCTGGCCCGACTTGCCGAACAAAAAATCAAAAACGCCCATTGTTTTACTCCGAAATCCTTAATGCTTTATAGCACATTTTGTTTCCCTTGACACCCCTAGCCATGCAACCTCGTAATTGCAATCGTTGACGCAGGCGCGGCAGGCGCAAATGCAGTTGCAGCCGTGGCATCTAAAAACCCGCTTGTGCTATCTACTGCCCACATAGCCTCTAAATAATCGTTAGCACTTACATCAAAGATAGCAGAGCGCGACACAACCAGCACCGAACCGTTTTGGTGCAGCGCGTTTTTCATGGTTGATCCCGTGACATCTACCCCGTTGATACGAGGCCAAAACCAGAAGTTCACTGTGCTGCTGGACGTTGATGCAATCTGCGCAGAAAAGCTAATCATGTATTGACCAGCTTCAGCAAACACAATGCGACTTGCAGGCGTTCCATTTGTTACGCCCTGTGCAATGCTAGAGGTGTACGTTAAAGCGTACGCTGTGTTTATGGATGCCGCTGTTTGGTCTGTCGTTACTGCGCCAGCGTATTGACCATCTTCTAAGACGATCTGCACAAACGCGCCATTCTTGGACACAACGGGATAACCGTTTTCGTCATCCCACAAGATCACGCCGTTCTCCGATGGATTGTCGTCTGCTGTTTTAAAGTACAAGCGCGGAAGCTGCCTGCGCAGATATGCAGTTAGGTTATTGCCCCAAGCCTTTACGTTGTCGCCAATCGGTGGGAGTACGGGTGCCGCCATTACCTACGCCCACCCGCTTTTGCGTCTACCCGCATTGTGCCAACACGCCACGCTGCGTAAGGCGCATCGCCTTCTACGCGCATTCTAATCTGGCGACCTGAGAAGCGCACGGCAGTCGGGCTAGACGGTGTATACGGCCCATGCGTGTACTCTGTGTCGTTGGGGTAGTACCTGCTCTTGAACGTAACGTCTACATCGCCCTGCGTCTTTTCGTCAGGGATTAGGTCTGTGACCTGCATGATGTTGTCGCCGTTGCCAATGCTGATCGGGCCGCTTTCTGCGAATACAGATTGTTCTGTGCCGCTGACTGCGTAGGACAATCCAACCTCATGGTCATACATTGCTCCGTTTGCATCCATGAGCATTGGATACTCAAACACGCCGCGTGACGCGCCAGAGGTGCGGGATAGGTTGCCGATGAGCCAGTGGTTTTCTTTGTAATCAAACGCCACATAGCGGTCTATCTCAGTGCTATCCGATGAACAGTAAAACCACCAGATTTCGCCAAACTGACCATTGGTAAATGCCCAAGTCTTACTTTTCTGTGAGGTGTTGATGTCGTTGAAAACATAGTCGTGGACATCGCACGGTATCTCAGAAACCAAGTTACCGTCAAAGCGATAGAACCCGCCGTTGCCCATCCAAAACACACCCATGTCAACGTCTGCCGCTGCCTTGCGTGAAATAATCCCGCATGAGGTGCCGACACGCTCAAAGCCATACACATAGGGTGGGCCAATGTATCGTGCTGTATGCGCGTCAATGTCAGTGATGATTAGCGTCTGACCGCGTGTCCGAATAGCCGTTTCAATCTGGCCTGACGTTTGCAACTCAATGTCACCCGCTTCGTTTGTTGCTGCGGGTGTCCATGTCGTGTTGTCCTCACGGTCACACCACTGAACCTTGCGTGGGTTCGCGCCTGCGCCTAATGCAAATATAAAGCGTTCTTCTGTGACGATTATACCGCTGTTGTTTATAGGAGCGTTTGCAATCACCGCTGCATCTGATGTTGTGCCAAGCTGCCACTCAAGAATGCGCCCGTCTGCCGTAGAACACGCGACAAGGTATTCACCCCAGTTGTCTAGCGACCATGTAGTTGCAGCAACTAGGTTGCCTGTGTCAGGACGCGGTGTGCCGTATGTACCCGCACCGTAGAAACCATAACCGTAACCGATGTTGACCGCAGCATCTTCTGAACCTGCTGTTAGGTCAGTCGGGGCAATGTCGTATGCAGTGCCGCCAGAAACAACTGCGAATAGCTCGTTATACGATCCCGCCGCAACATAGCGTGTGCCGTTGTTGCTTTCCCAAGTGTGCATTCCGCGCGGTGCGTTTGTCGTAATACTGGCAATGTTCTCATTCACACGCCAGCCACCGATAGGACGCAGCGATCCGTCACGCCAGCGAACAAGTGAGCCATCACGCCAACGACCAGATGCATCTAGCTCCGTACCTGTGCGGTAGAAGCCTGCGGGGATTTTAAGCGGTATGAGAGCCATGCGCGTTACTCTGGTTTAGTGGGCCAGTTGATGGTGTGTGGAAAGCCTGCTTGCTGTGGAACGTTGAGCAGATCAGTGCGGTACTGCGTCCATTCGTTTTGTTTTGCAGTTGTTAAGTCTGCCCAGCGTAGTGCATTGGAAACAATTGGATCAACTTCTGATGATAACTTGGCATCACGTTGAACTCTGACCGATGCAGCAACACGCGCATCATGGTCAGCCTGTGAAAATGCTGCAAAGTCATTACCCACAAGAGACAACAACGCTGCGTTATCTATGGTCATATCAGTATCATCAGGATGTATAGTATAGGGTATCCACCCATATTGTGGATGGTTTATTTCTACGTCCATCATGGTGTTTTCCGCGTTCAGTGAACTAGCGTTCCGATACTCTGTGATATCTATGCTCATCGTTATCTCCTATGATACACGGACAAAAAGCGAAGAACGGTTAACGTAGTGTGCCATCAGACGCCATGTTCCCACACTAGGGCTAGTACCCACATTATTAGTTCCTGATCCGTCAGAATACGTCAACTGGCTCCCACTCACTGTACCGCCAGGGATTGGGCTTGGAACAACGCTTGAAAGAGCAAAGGTGTAGGTGCCGACAGCAGCTGCTGTTGTTGGCACAGAAGTAATGTATCCCGCTCCGTTCGTTAGCTGATTGTTGTTTGTTGGAATAGTGCCTACTGCGTAACCTTGCGTAGAATGATCGCCCCAGCCATACGCCGTGTCCCAGTTGGATTGGCTTGACGTTGTTGGGATGCTGTAACCTGATGTGAAAGTCACAGCTAATGTGCCTGATGTTGTGATCGGCGTTCCGCTGACAGTCAAACCTGTTGGCACTGTCATCGCAACGCTTGTGACTGAGCCAGAACCTACAGAGGCATTGATGTAAGTTTTAAGATCGCTCATGGCGACCTGTTTCATCGTACCATCGTCGTTAAATACAACGCGGTCAGCATCAACAACAGTTGTGGATGTTGCTGCCGTGTCACCGTCTAAAATATTAAACTCTGCGCCAGTAACGGTAACTGTCGTTGCACCGACTGCAAAACCACCCTCTTTAAGCGTAATTGCATTCGTACCGTCAGCATTGCTGTTTATCTCTAGGACAATATCGTCCAACGCGGTATTGATGGTTGTACCCCAACTATCCTCAGAACCGCCTACCGTGGGTTTGGTTACTGTTAAAACCATCTAAATCTCCTTTACGCCGCGTCCTGCACGACCGTCCATATGTCTGTTATATCAGAAACTTCTGTCCATGTCTTGTCTACTGGCTCCTGATAATCCCACAAGAACCTGACAGGCAATGTTGGTACGCCCGCAGTAATCTCATCGCCCGCCAAGATATGCGTCTGGAAGAACGGCAGCGTATCCATAATTGGGTTTGCTGTGATGTCATCCGCGTTGAAGTTAAAGAACTGCGTAAACGCAATGCTATCAACGCTTGACGCACCCAGCGTAATCTCTGTCGCGTCAAAGTCATAGAAGAAAGTAAGTGTACCGCTATCAACAACTGGCGTACCAGCCGTGATTTCGTCTGGCGTAAGTAGCTGCTGGAATAGCGTGTCTGTCGTTTCAACAACTGGCGTTGATACAAGGTCATCTATGACAAACGCATATTCAGTGCCTACAACAATCCCATCAACCGTTGGATTGCCAAGCGTAATATCGGCAATTGCAAAGGTTTCTTCCTCAAACATCGTGACCGCAGAAATCGTTGGAACGCCTGCGATGATGTCATCTGCAAGTAAGCCACCTTCGGCTATTGCGCCAAGTGGTGCGGAAGCGAGTGGGCTAAATCCAAGCATTGCGGTTTCCTTACGGTGCTACAGGCCAATCATCATCGGCAATGTTAGGCCATGATGCCAAGTCTGACATATCGCGAAGCTCTTGGCGATAGGTTGCCCAAGCTGTCTTGTCCTCATTGGTCAAAGGGCTGTCATTCATCTGCGTCCAATCGCTGTCAGCCAATAGCTTATTGCGTGTGGCGCGATGACCTTCGGCAGTCTTAGCATCCAAGCCAGCTTGATAAGCCGCCTCATGCTCTGCCTTGGTTGTTGTAACGCCATCCTCTGTGGTGTCTGCAAACATGTCACGAGCAACGTAGTTCTCCACCCAGTTGCCGTTAGCATCTTGGACAACGCCATCACGCACTGACACCTGATAGTCGCCTACTGTAGCCGCAGGTGACTTTAGCACAGGGTCAAGGTCTAGTGCGTCTAGGGTTGCTGCTTTCCAGACCCGTGGCAGGGACATGTTGGCGAACTCATTGCGCCACTGCCCTTGGGTCTTTACGACACCTGTTGTTCTGTTTCTGTATTCACTCATTAGATTGATCCTTTCATATGAGTTTGATTATGCGATTGCGTAGAAGATATAGGTTTGACCGCTTTGGTTCCATGCGCTAAAATTACTATTTACAGCAAATCCACCTGAATATGGGTCAACGAGGTCAAAACTTGTATATTCAACGGCAGTTGAGTCTAAGTGCAAGAATGGATCATTGCCTGTAACTATACCTCTTTCAGTATCCAGTATCTTCCATGCCCCAGTGGTACTTGCAGCCTTTATAATGACCATCCTAGCCCCATTGCTGAAACCACAATCAATTTGATGGTTATCAGTACCATTACCAGTATAACTCCCCACCTTAGACACACCATCTAGGCTTGCGAATAGGTAGGCTATGTAGTCGTGGCCTGATGCGTTTACCCAACCAATAGTGCCAAGTGAAAACACATCTGAGGTAGGGGCAGTATCGTTCCAAACAGTAGTGCTAGTAGCCCGTGCATTTGTCGCACTAAGCAAAAGGTAGTAATCTTCTGGCGCAGATGCATCAACTCCAGAATGATAAACCGCCCACTCACCTGTTGTACTCCTACGCTTCACCCACATCATCTCAGGTGCAACACCAAGGTTATGGCTTACAGTACGCCCTGC